CTTGTGTCATTCCTTTTACACGGTCTGCAATAACAGGTGCTTGACGTTTTGCTGCGTCCATAGCCATAGGGGCATTGTTAAATCCCCAGTCAACGGCTTTATCTACAGCTCCACCAGCTTGTGGAACTCCAGCACCATGAATTGATGCTTTAGTAACGTCACGTGCATCACCACCAGCTTTTGCCGCTTTGACGCCTGCAACCGCACCCTTAGCCGCCATACCTAATACTTTACCTATCATAGCTATCTCGCGTTCGGTCTCATGCGTGCCCACTGGTCTGCACGTCGTTTGTCAATTTCACCTGGTGCAGAACCTTTTGCTGCTGGTCCTGCTTTTCCATCATTTACTAAGTGTGGTGCTGGCACTAAATCAGGGTTGATGGTATTGCGCTTGCTTTGCAATACGTTTCCTACTTGTGCACTACGCATCTGACGTTTAATTCCACGGTCAGGTCTTAGGTTATCTGGATAAAAGTAATCTGATTGGTCAATGCGCTCACCGCGATGAACTCCGCGTTGATAACTACGCTGTGTAACGCGTGTTTGTACACCCTGTAAAAGTCTTTCGGAACCACTATTAGCACGGCCGCGGTCGTCGCGGCGTGAACGGATTGTTCCTAGGTAACCGTCTGGGTATTCTGCGGAAGGTTCTCTGCCTACACCTAAGCGAAGGAAGTCAAGTTCTGAACGAGCAACTGGGACTCCTCCACCGCCGTAAGTAGTGTTAGTTCCGTATAAACCACCAGCACCTAGCGACTGAACATTTTGATGTGCGCTAGGCATTTTTTATCGGGCTGTGTCGCCAGCCATACCGTCCTGAAAATTAGGACGAGTGCGGTTTATTGATGGCGCAATAATGCGCCCGTTGCTCTGTGTTGCGCCAGCTTCTGGAGCTACGCCACCTGACAACTTAACACTAATACCGTAACGTGCACCAGAAGTTAATTTGCCACCAGACTTGCGTCCGCCAGCTACTCCTGTTGCTCCACCAGATGCTGCGTTGCCCTTTTTAACGAGCTTACCTTTTTCAGGTTTTGGCGCAGTTGCTTTTGTGGCAATATCTGGAGTGTGTTCCATTGCTAGTGTGTTTGGATTCTTTGTTGAATCTTTTTTCATTTGGTTTCCTTTGGCCTAAGGTTTAATACAGAATAGGGTTTTTTACTGCTAAATACAGGCTTAACGCACTTCTACGGCAAACACAACGGCGCTAATCTGCCCGTCATGGCTTTCAATACTTGCAAATCCAGGGATGCAGACTAAGTCCATGCCTCGAGGTGCGGTGTAGCCACGAGCAATTGCAATGGCTTTAACGGCTTGATTTACAGCTCCTGCGCCTACTGCGCGAATCTTGGCTGTCTTAGTATCATAAATGCTATGAGCAATAGCAGATGCTACTGATTGAGGATTTGAACTGGCCGATACACGTAAAAACTGTTCGGCGTTATCTTTAATTTCTGACGTCATTGTGGTCCTTCTTGTAGTCCTAGTGTTTGGACTATTAGTATGACAACAACGGTTTTTTATGTCTGGTTAAAAAGGTTTATCTAACGGTGTTGGGGCTTTGGCAAAGCTTCCACAAACCGCACACTCCATATCTATAAAATATGATGCCAGCTCATAATCATCAAAACTGGCCTTTACGGTCCATACAAACGAACCACAACAGCATTCATGGCGAACCTCGTTGGCGTGGTCAAGGTTTCCAGAATAATCTGGTTTTAATTCTCGGATGGGGCGTGCCATAAGGCATTCATATCCACAATAACTCGCCAAGCAATTTCGGTGTAGATAGCCATATTGGTAGCCAAATCTTCTGGGTGATGCAGCTGGGCCCGACCACCCGCCCAATTGCTTGCCAAATAATCACGAAGTCCTGGAGTAATGGCATTTACAAATTGGTCAGACGTCACATATCCGCGTTCTATTAATGTCTCTTGAGATGGTTGTTCTTTTTTCATTAGTTACTCTCCAATATTTTAATGTGTGAAAAACAAATATCGTCGCCCTCGTCCATGGCCGCGTATTCTTCGTCTGTAATTGGGCCGCCATCATGTGTGCAACAAAATGGCTCTGAAATCCAACCTCGTTCTATTCCGTTGTTTAACCATATAGAAAATTCATCCTTATCGAAGTCTTCAATCATTCGTCATCTTCTAACGGTTCTTTTTCTTCCCATGGCTCAATAGTAACTGTGCCATCACCGCAATCGCAAACCCCGTCGCAGCCTTTATCTTCGCAGAAATTGTCTTCTTCCATGAACCCTGTCCCAATCTCGTCACACAAGTAGAATGTGTAATCGTCTATAGTTTCTAATGCATCGCGAAACTTATCAGGAAAATCGGATTGTTGTAACACAAAGGTGATTAATCCTCGAACGTGTCGCGCATAATACTTATTTTGGTCTTTAATAGACATCCCAGAAAAATTAACCGAATCAGGCTTGGGAAGCTTCATTATTTTTCCCTAAATTTAGGGTCCGAAAGCTTGTCGTAAATTTCTTTTTCGTATTCGGTTGAGTGCTTGCCCGATACCAGTCTTGCTAAAGCGTAGGAATCTGCAGCGTTATCGTCAGTAAACTCAGCGCCCCACTTCTTATACACGTACAAAAGCATTTGACTTTTAGAAATCCCATTTCCTTTACCAGTTACGTACTTTTTAAGGCTAGTTGGGGGAACTATTAAAGGGTAAATGCCAAAATCAAGCAAAGTTAATTTGACCATGCCACCAAGTTCCCCAAGCATATTGGCCATTTGGGAACCAAAAGCATAACCTTCCATTGCTACGTCTGAAATGTTGTCAAATTCGTGCAACCAATTCATGACATGTGATTGAATGTCACGTAAGCGCTCTATACCCCGCTTATCGGATTTATAGACTTCGGTGTAGTAATTGTTGTCGTTTACGTAAGCGGTTATTGCAAAGCCACTGTAGGACTGGTCAATTCCGAGAAATACGGGGTGTTCGTCCACAACGCCTTTATAAAAAACTTTCATGTCATCATGCGCTGTTTAGAATTAAAACTTCCTGAAGTTCTACGGGTAATTTCACGGCTAACAACCTTGGTGCTTTCGGATACGCCAGCTTGCATACTTTTAAGAATCTCATGATAATTATGGCGGACTTGATAATCTGAATCCATTAGTTCAAGGCCAGTATCTAAAATCATTTTTGCTTTTGTTTTGGCTACTGTTTCGCCTTTGGGGGCTTCAACCAAAATTTTCGCTTGGGCCTTTTCTAACAGCTTAAGTGCTGTCTCCTCGTCTACGCGAGCGCAGGACAACTGAAGCAACATAAAATTGTTGTACTCAATAAAGACTTGAAACAAAGACATTAAATCCTGGTCTGATATTTCGGTTAAGTCTTGTGGAAGGCGGGGGACTGAATCATTAAATGCCGTGGAGGGGCCGTAGCCTTGTTGAACTAAATCCTCAACAACTGCCCTACTACCAGGCCCTGTCTTCAATGTAATCATAGGTAGCCTTTGCATGATGAACATAGCTCTGAGCCCTTAACGTTACACGCTGGGGCTGACTTTGCTTTAACACAATCGGCAATTACTTGACAGGCGTCAAAAATTTCCGTAATGCCAAAATCTGATTTGGGAATAACAAACTCTTTGTACTCTTGTGTGGCTTTTGACTCATACAAGAATAGAATCTGTTGGGGAACTGGATGCTCGCGTGCATCTGGATTGTCAATTAATTCAAGCAACTTTAAATAAATCTGTGCTTGATAAATGTGACTAGTAAATGGGGTTTCTAAAGCTTTCCAAGCTTTTTTAATATCATTATCGTTGTCGTAAAGCATCTCTGGCGCTTCCCAGCGAAAAGTTCCTTCACCAACTGATTTAATTTCAAGCAGCATGCCCTCACCGCAACCAACAATCCAACCGTCGGCGTGACCTCCAAAGTGTAAAGGTGCGTAAGACAATGGGACTTCTGCGTAGTTTTCCATTAGTCCGTGACCATTAGGGCACTCTGGATAAGGCATACCCCACTCGCGGCCTGTGCAACCCTTAACCCAACACTTCCAAGTACCGTAAAGAATTCCCATTTCAGCAAAAAGTTTTTGCCATTTAGCATGAATGTAATGTCCCTCGTCAAACACCATTTGAGTTTGCAAACCGATACGTGTCTTACGTGGTGGTGGTGCGTAACCTAAAATTTGAAAGTAAGATGCACGGTGGCACCATGTAGCTACCTTAGACATTTCTGATGGATGTAGAACATCTGTTCTACGTGATGTATCAAGTGGTCGACTAAGAATATGTCGCTCAGCTTTACCTAATACTCGAGTGTCTGCTTTACCTGCCTCTAAGAACTTCTTCATAGTGCTGGATGGTTTGACTGACATGATTCCCCTTTAGTTGTTTGATATCCATTCCTTAACAGACATCTTATTACGAGTTGCCTTACGTTGTAAAGCGTTGCGCTCTCTGTGGCTTAATCCACCCCAGATACCGTGCTGTTCATCCATTTTGAGCGCGTAGAGCAAACACTCTTTGCGCACTGGACACTCAGGTTTACCATCCTTACCTAGACAGATAGCCTTTGCTTTATCAGCAATGTCTTTATATTTTGCTTTATCTCTGGGTGGAAACCAAAGTTCTGTATCCATGCCTTGACACTTGGCGTGATTTTCCCAACGGTCTAACTCGTCGCCTTTGTACAATTAAGATGCTCCTGGAGTTTATGGTAGAACTCAAAGAAATCGTCTTCAGTAAGCATCACGTAGTTTTCACCGTTGAGATGGAATCCGAGGACGGGTGTGCGATGGTCCAGAATTGCTTCTGTAACTATCTTCTCAAGTTCTACCGCTTTGACGGTAAATTGAGTTTTGCCAGTCCACTTATGTTCAATAAGAACATCAGCTGCTCTAACATCACCCTTCCGACTCCAGAAAGCGCCACTCCCAGCGTTTCGTTTCCCACCGATTTCTTTAGCGAGTCGTACCTCGTGCTTCTTTGACTCTTTTTGTCCCTTACTCTTCATCAGAAGGCTCAGCAACATATTTTGAGTTCAACAGAACGCTGTTTAGAACGTCCTTCTCCAGTGTCTCTTTGAGGTCAATTTCTTCCCTCAATGAAGCAAGCATAGCATCCTGCCCCATCCATTGACGTTCGGCATACCGATAGTACGCGCCCGCACGGACAATGACTTTATTGATAATACCTAGTGCCAAAATCTCTTTTGCTGAATCAAAATCCCCAGCATCAAATCTCTCAGTGTTTGAAAAATAAAAATCCAACAAAGCTACCTGCTGTGGTGCTGTTGTTTTGTTCTTTAACACCCTAACCTTGATGGTTTGCCCAACCTTTGGGGCATCAGAACCTGTGCCTTGTTTAATCCAATCATCGCGCTTAATCTCTAAACGGGTGAAATAAGCATAATCTTTGCCTTGGCCTCCAGGGGTTGTTCTAGGGTCGCCATATGCCCCAATCTTTGAACGCCACTGATTGACCATAAGCCCAATGAATGGGCGTTCGGCGTGAACTAAACTTCTACGTGACGCCTTACCAATCTTTCTCCAAAACTTATTAAGTCCAAGGGCAGCACGACCTACCGTTGCCTCGCCCATTTCTTTCTCATCTTCTGCGTTAGGAACGAGGGCAGGAAGGCTATCAATAACAATGCAATCCACATCCTTGGTTTGAACGATTTCAACAACGGCATCTAAAGCCTCCTCTAATCTGTTATCTGCTATGACGTATACACGGGAGGTATCTACCCCACACATTTCTGCATATGATGGCACCCATTGTTCAGCGGCTACCCACACGGTTGTGAAATCAGGGTCGCGCTTTTGATTGGCTGCAATAGTTTTAAGGGCAATAGCAGTTTTGCCGTTACTAGCTTCCCCAACTAATTCATGCCATTGATTGACTGGCCAACCTCCACCAAGTGCACAATCTAATGCAAGGGAGCCTGTTGGAAACCGTGCTGCCACGTCTTTGCGAACATCAGAAGCTTTAACAATTGTGTCATCGCCTAGCTTCTTATTAATACTGTTAATTGCTTTTAGTAATGCTCCTGATGTTTTCACTATTCAATACGTCCAATGATTCCTTGTGGATTCCAACCGCCCGTTGGCACTTGTACTGCTGCTTGAGTTGGACCTGTTGCTTGTGGTCCGCCTGTAATTCCCTTACCAACACCGCTGCCTGATTGTTGAATTGGGTAACCACAATCGTAACAACGTGGACGGGACTCAGTGGTTCCGCCATAGTTACCGCTACCGCAACCAGGACAACGAGATGATTGTTGTTGTGATGGTATGAACGGTGGTTGTTGTGTTGGAACTGGCTGTGATTGTGGCATCTGATATTGCGGTGATGCCTGTGCTGGTGCTGATGTGGTGGTTGGCTGACCACCGAGTTTGCTTGCCCACCAATTAGAGCTCATCTTGTTCCTTTGTTTGTAGTACGGGTCCTGGAAGGAATAATCCTACATGAAAGCCTACGGATAACGTAAATAACGCTGCTGCAAAACCTATTTGGTCAAAAAACTCTGCGTTCTCAGCCCTAACCTCTCTTAAGGAAACAATCTCCTCGTCGGTTACGTCAGGGAAATGGTCTCTTAGGTGAGTTTCAAAGTACTCATCTTGAATTTTGTTAATGACGGTACCGCTTATTTCCGCCATTAATTTAATAAATGGTTCATAAGTTTCAACCTTACCCATGCGAATATCGCTATCTTGTTTTTCTTTTTCAGAGCCTTCCTCACTAATGCTTGGCAACTCTAAACGATTTGCTAGTTCTTCTGGGTTTGCAACATCTAAGTCATATAAATACCAGCGCATTAAAGTAGTTCCTGCAAGAAACTCCGCTTCGGGAGCGTTTTCTAAATCAAACAAAGGCTCTTGGTCTTTTTTCTTTTTAAACCAATCAAATAAACGACTCATTTTGCCTCTCCCCAACGGTCAACAACGGTGATGTCTGCAATTAAAGGAATCTTTAACATGTGAATATCCTCCATAGCATCTCTAATTGCTTTAACGGTTACATCGGTCAGGTGTTCTGGAGTCATAGTAACAAGTTCGTCGTGAACGGTAAGAAGCAGTCTAGCTTCTTTGGGAATCATTTTATGTGCCCTGACCATGGCAATTTTCATGATGTCGGCTGCAGTGCCTTGGATAACGGTGTTAAACGCTTGGCGCTCTGCCGTGCCTTGACGGTCTCGGTCCCTTGAAACTATGTCTGGAAGGTAACGACGGCGACCCGTGACGGTTGTAACATAGCGGTTCTTCTTAGCAATACCAATAACCTTTAATTTGTAAAGGCCTACCGAAGAAAACTTCTCAGAAAAATCTGATAAAAGCTCACGTGCTTCTTTTAATTTGCAACCAACACTGCGTGCAATTTTGTCTGGACCAACGCCGTAAGCCATGGCAAGAACCAAAGTCTTACCAGCGGCACGGTTAACACCCATTGTTTTAGCAACAGCCGTATAAATATCTTCTTTATTTTTATAAGCCTCTAACATAATTGGGTCACCTGACATGGACGCAATTATTCTTGGTTCAATTTGAGAGTAGTCTGCAACTATAAGCTTATAACCATCGGGCGAGATAAAAAGATTGCGAATAGCTTTACCATGAGCCGTGGCTGGGTTTGGCACGTTTTGAAGATTAGGATTCTTACTAGAAAAACGTCCAGTTTCTGCACCAATCTGTACAAAATCACAATGGATGCGTCCATTGATAAGTAGGCTTTCACGCACTTCTACTTTAGAAGTTCCGTTAACTGTTTTAGTAACGTCTCCGCCAAGGTAGGGGATTACGTAAGTTGTCATTAATTTATTTAAGTCGGCGTACTCAACTAGTAATTTGGCAAGTGGGTCTTTACCAGCGTTCTCGGCAAGTGACTCAGCTGAAGTAGAGTAATCTGTATAGATAATCTCTTGCTCAGAATTCATTTTTTTATCTTTGCCTTTAACGGTCATAATAGTTGTTTTTAGTCCTCGACCACCCTCTGCCTTAGGCTTGTATAACAAAGCTTGACGCTCTGGAATTGAGTTAATATTAAAATGACGGCCAGCTGCTTTATAAATCTCAGCACGCTTTAAGTCAATGTCAATCTCTAACTGGTCGTGTAAAATCTTTAAAGAGACTTGGTCAATAAGTGCGCCAGTTAACTTCATGTCGCAAAGAACGAGTAAGACATCCATCTCTAGTGCCATTACTTTAGTAACTTTAGCCTCTTCCAGTTTTGGTATTAGTTTCTTCCACAGTTCCCATGTGTACTTTGCATCTAAATACGCGTACTTTTGAACCTCAGAAAAAGAAAACTTATTAATAGCTTTACCAACGCCCTTAACCATTTCGTACCCTAACTCCCGCTTAAGGCACTCGTCTAAACTACAACGTCCCTTGTTGCGGTTGTCATAAATAAAAGAAGCAACCATGGTGTCAAAATAAGGCCCTACTGGAACCTCACCGCCAAAGTATTTAGTTACAGAGCAGAGGTCAAAGATTAAATTGTGACCAATAGTTAAAATGTCTTCGTTAAAAAATAAAGGTTTTAATGCGTTAAAAACTTCTGCGGGAAAAAGCTGCGCAGGTGGCTCACTAAAAAGTTTAGTTGCTAACTTATCGCTTACTGAATAATCACTTGGTCGTGCAGGTAATCCAGCATCCACTCTCTTTTGTCCCTGACCAGTTAATGGGCGTAAAGTTTCTATGTACTCACCGTTTGGATGCCCCATTGGAATAACATCTGTACGACCATACGTAGATAAAGTAATCCACACAACAGTATTGATTGGAGTCAACAGGGCATCTTCACCCATTGTCTCAACGTCAAATGCAAAAGCATCTTGTGTTAGGTAATAAGAAACCATTTCATTTAAGGCTTCTTTTGTAAGAATTAATGCCACGTCTATTTCCCCTTAATAGACTGAAGAGGCTTCAAGAAAGGGGATAACCGAAGCCTCTTCAGTATTCTCTATTATACGTTAACTACCGAGCTGTTCTTGTGCAATCTCAAGAAGTTCTGCATACGGTGTTTCGCGGTAAAGCGAAGCCTCGAATGGTGTTGCGGTAGCAACGAAGGCCTCACAATCGGTCTCGTTTAACGGAGCCCAATCTTCTGAGAGGTCACGGGCTTTAATAGCCTGCATGTGGTAAACGGTTGTTTGCATCTTGCCAGTGCGTGAAATTGACCAGTAGTTCTTTGTTAGAGGACCCTGTGGTGAGAAGTGGGCAAGGTGTAGGTTCTTATAGAAACGTGGTGTTGCGACAAGAATCTGGCGCTGTGGACCACCTTCTGCAGAAAAATTAACAACAGAAAATGCTTTCTTATCTTCTGGCTTATGGTGTAGAACTGAGCAAAGTGGGCAGTTAGTCTGACCATTTGTGTTTAGGCAAAGGTAAGACTTTTTGCCAGGCTTTCCTGCTAAGAAGTGCAACTTGAATACTGCAAATGGACCATTTTGGTCTAGAAACTTTACAACCTGTGGTTGCTCAGAGTGCTTGTACTCAGTAGGAAAACCTTCTGATTGCTGTGGTGTTGCTAGGTCGGCTGCTTCCCAACCTGAGGCAACTACTGTTGTGGTACTGGTTGCTTGTGCTGGACGTTCATCGACAGAGAACTCAGTCTCTTCAACGATGTAATTGTCAGCTGATGGTGCGTTTGTTGACATGTCATTCCTTTGATAGTTTGTCGGCTTCGCGCAGATTGCTCCACGCCTCATCAATCTCTTTTGAGAGTTGACGGTTTTGTGACCACTCTATACGCCTGCCGTTCATAAGTCCAGCCCGCGTAAACAGTTCCATGGCTACTTCAATCATAGGCCTTGTGTAAAGCCTGCGACCAGCATGGTCATTGCCATGTACATCTTTTTTTGTTGGGAGTCTGTAGGGTGAGTGAGGAAGGTTCCCTTCTTTCATCCACAGCCTAATGGTTGGTATAGGTCTACCAAGCGCATTTGCCAAAGCCCCGATGGTAAACATCTCAACATCTAAACCGTTAGGTAATGTTTTAATGTAAGGCTTAGCATCCCAACCAGCAGTTGAAATAATCTCTTGCTGCTTAGGTTCACGACGCTTGCGTTTGCTGCCAGGATAAAATTTATCCACATCAGCAAACAAGTCATCAATGAACTCGTTCTCCATACTTACCCTTTGTTTAAAAGGAATGCGTAGGAAACTTTTTTATTAAACATTTTGTCAATGTCTTCTTCTGTTAAATTGCCCTCATAATAAGAAGCCATAACTGCATCCTCGTTAATTTGAGGGACCATGGTGATGCATGAGTCGTATAGTTCTTTTTCTTTTAATAAAGACTCCGCAACATCAATGTCCAACGATTGCGTAACTCTTTTTTGTTTTGAAATAGAAGCAATACCAACGGTTGGCTCGGCTACTTCAAGAGTTATGTGCCCTCGCCCATCAACCTCACCTCTAGCGTCAATCTCTTCTTCAAGTAATGCTTTGATTTGTGATTGACGTTCAGCTGCTTCTTTTAACTGGTCTCTTAGACCAGCGTACTGACGAATATATGCTTGGATTTGTGTAGTATCCATGAGAACCCCCTTTAGATTCAGTCCCAACAATATGCGTTGGGTGTAATGCTGTCAAGTTAACTGGCCCCTTTGGCCTTATGTCCTCTGTAGCCTGTTTTTTTCTTATTCATGCTCCCAGGTTTTTTATACCCAGCGCCGTTGGGCGTAGAACCAATTCGTTGTTCCAAAGCTTTTTTAATTTTGTCAAAGTGCTTACTCATCTTTTAGGTAAGCTTCCAGGGCTGCAATAATAATACTGGTAACTGTGACGCCGTCTTTAGCGGCTTTGTACTGCACGGATTTCCATAGGTCGTCTGCGACGCGGATGGTGCGTGTGGGTGTCTTGGGTGCATTAGGCATTCTCCTAGTTTATTAGCGATTCTGCGTCAAAACAGGGTCAAATGTACGGACATCATAAAGCCCGTCCTGCATAACTACGTAGTTATTGTCTTTGATAAAATGAATGTAGTTGTCGCCCTGAACGGCTTTACTGGACTCAACGGATAAGTCCATAGCATCTGCAATAAGGATTCCACCTATCAGAACAACCTTTTGTGAGTTCTCCCAATCTACATAAGCCAGTACGGCTACCTTAGAACGCTCGTCATCATGGCGAAGTGAAAGGGCTCCTCCGCGGTCGTTAATACGGCGGACCTCAAAATTAGGCTCAACATCTGGGGCTCGTTTCATATCTGAGTGAATGTTTAAATCCCAAGGAGCTGAGTTCCACTCAGTCTCATAAAATTTAGCAACAGCTAGCTCTGCCATACAAGCCAAAATCTCCCCTGCAATATCTGGAAGCTTTCTTCCAGTCCTGTAGGTAGTTCCAAGGCGCTCGCCGTCTTCGTGTCGATGCTTAAAACTTCTTTCAACCCCAACATCTATAGCCTGTTTGTACTCTGCTCGAGTTAAAAAAACTTCTACTGGCGTTACCAATTTGTGCTCCTATACGTTAGTTGATTTTAGATGTTTACTTAGACTGCTGAGTGTAATTGGTACTCCGCCTTTATCATCAATGCCTTCACCATCAATGATTGCGTTTGCAACAGAACTTTTTTGCTGTAGTGCGTCGTACTGATGACGTTCAATAGAGTTGGTAATAATAAAATCTTGAATAACTATTGTTTCCCACGTTGAAGACGCTCTTTTGATTCTTCCGTTTCTTTGAATAGCAGCGCCAGAGCTCCACGGCAAGTCATAATTAATAAGAAGGTTGGCAGCAGGTAAATCAACTCCGTACCCGCCAGCGTCAGAGCTAATAAGAACACGAATGTTAGGGTCTGTATTGAAAGCAATCTTGTTCTCCTCTTTTGTTTTAGCGTTAAGTTGACCTGAGTAAAGCTTACAACGTTCTTCACCAAATTCGTGAGCAAGTAAGGGCAACATGTCTACGTGAGTTGCAAATATAACTACTTTGTTCTCTAAAGAATTATCTAAAAAGTTGTTTACATACTCAGATACAGCTTTTAATTTTTGAGAGTCAGTAACACCATCAAGGTGCCCATCCTCTAATAAAGAAGCAGCGTAAGCTGAGCCTTCACCATTCATTTGTTTAAACTTGGTAGCGCTGATACGTAGCAAATTTGGATGCGAGCAAAGCATCTTAAGTGCCCCAATTTTGGACATAAGCTTTCCTCGTAACTCATCGGCGGGACCACCACCGCTACGCTCAAAGCCATAGTGAGCCAAGATGTTAAAAGATGCACCAAAAAGAACCTGTGCCTCTTCAAGGTCTATAAGAATATCGTTTTTAATACGTTCATAAAGACGCGCTGATTTTCTATCAAAAAAGATATCAATGGGGTCTTTATGTATTGAGTCTGGAAGAAACGGGGCAACGTCAGCATCTTTTTGAGATTTTCTAACAGAAGCTAATTTCATTCGTTCATGAAGAACGGGAAGGTTTCGATAGCGGTCTACGCCACCCCAGTGGTTTCTAACAATAAAACTCTTGTCAAAAATATCAAAACGACCTAGGACATCAGCATTAACAAACTGCATGATGCTATAGAGCTCTTCTGGTTTTCCATTTTCAATTGGTGTGCCAGTTAAAGCAAACTTGTACGGTGAGTCGGATAATTTTTTTACTTGCTTGGAACGCTTGGACCTAAAAGACTTGATAGCTGTTGCTTCGTCGAGGACCACGAATCCTCTGGGAAGCTTTTCGATGTATGCCCAGTCGTTGACGACCTGCTCGTAATTAAGGATGATGTAAGAAGCTTCATCAATCCCTCGATTAATGAGACGCGTGTATTGCTCAGCTCGCTTTGAGGGTGTTCCGTCAATGACCACAGGGTTTGAAGTACCATTGGTAAATTTCCTAATCTGATTAGCCCACTGGTATTTGAGGCTAGACAGACAGATTACCAAACCAGGTTCTGTTATGTCTCCACTATCGAACAAACGTTCGACCGCTGCAATAGTCAACACTGTTTTGCCAAGACCAAGGTCGTAGGCAACCAACATGCGTTTAGTAGAACACATGCGGTCAACGGCTTCTGGTTGATAAGGGAGTAGGGTTCCGTGAAAAGTCATAGAAACTGTCGCATTCGTGCTTGAAGCAAAGCCATAAGGTCTTCTACGCTACCGTTGTTTACAAATATTTGGTCAACCTGATAACCATCCATTGCTGTTTCGGAAACATGTGTATTAACGGCGCCAATACCAACCCTTTTAACACGCCAAATTTGACCACCTAAAACTTTAATCGCGTCCGCTTCATTGGGAAAACGAACGTCAGTAATAACAACTTTATCTCCTTGAGACAAACCAGATAATGCTTGGTCTACCCAGAAATTTTCACCAAAAACATGACGGGCCGCAACTCCCAACTTTTGAAGAAGTGTTCGAGCTTCATCATATTCCACCTTTACGGTGTCCCAACCATATGCGTCTACTAGCCCTTGAACTCTGTACTCTGACTTAAGTAAAGGATTTGTTTCATATAGCAATTTACGAATGGGGTCAGCAAAAGCTCTGTTGTCGTACTTGTGAAGGCCAATAAGCATTCCAGCCAAAGTATCTTTACCTGATTGTGCATAACCAGTTAATCCAATAATCATGCCAATGCCTTCTTCCCACGTATTGAATGACGGGCTTCTTCTAAACCTTGCAAAATCTCTGACTTGCTCATACCACCCACATCTTTCATATCTGTATGGGTATAGCTAAAGAACCAGATTCCCTTGTTCTTAGCTTTAGCCCACTTAAGTAACTCCTCTGAAGCACTGTGTCCAGCATCATCGTTATCTAAAGCAACTATTAACTTATCTGCATTATCTATACACAGAAGTTGGTCTTTTGATACTAAAGCGCCCATTGCAGCCACACCTCCGTAGACTCCTACGGAAGCCAAACGGGCCACGTCTAACGGTGACTCAACAAGAACCATTGGCCCTGAGTACCTATTGATGTTAAAAAGAGTGCGGCTTTTCTTAACACCTTCGGGCTGGTTTCTAAACCAACGACCTATAAAAGCTTTTTCTTGCCAACCCCATAGTGAATTTACTATAGGTTCTCGTATGGGAAGAATCCAACATTCCTTGCGGGGGTCCCAAAGAATCTCACATAGCTCAGCAGCCTCTAAAGTTATCCCACGTGCTTTAAGAACGTGGGCAGGGGGAGTTGTATAGAGTGCCAACATTGACTCTTCAAGAACTTCTAGCTTTTCTTCAACCATATCTTGTGAATTAAGCATCCGCTCAAAAGAAATTGTAAGTGCTTTTGAATTTGTTTTAACCCATTCAGAAACCTCTTCAACATCAATACCGCCCACGTAGCTGACTAAAAACTGAAGGCTTCCGCGGAAACCACAAGACCAACAGCGATGGGCGCCAGTGCTAGCGTTAATAGACCATGACGGATTACGGTCTTGTTTTCCAGTTCTATCAAAGTGACCAGGGCAACGAGCACCAACTTCACCGCCGTTAATACCAGTGACGGGTATGTTAAGTCGTTCTAATAAATCTTTCATTTCATCAATGGTCATAGGTCTGATTCGTCAATCTCTTTAAAGACGCCTACATCCCATTCCCACGTCAGAGTAATCTCTGCTGGGCCTGAGTTACGGCTAGCCATAATCTTTAACGTACGAAGCTCATTTACCGAATCATCTTCGCGCTCTAAGCCAAGAACCACGTCGGCATCTTGAGCAAACGATGAGGCGTAACCAATAGAATCGAGTGTTGCTTTACCAGCCTTGGTCTTATGGGAAAGGTACTGTGTAGAAACAATAATTGGTTTATTGGTCTTCTGTGCTAGGCGCTTAAGTCCACGTGTAATGTTAGTTAGGGCGCGAGGTGAGCCAGGCTCAGCACCTTGCTCATCAACCATAAGATACATACCGTCAATAAAAACAACATCTGGCTGCAAAGTTTGAATCTTATTAGCAATCCCAGTTACGGTAAGGCCAGCCGATGAGTCAACAAGTTTAAAGCCAGCGTTGTACTGAGCTAAAGTACGCAAAGTGGAACGGTAACGAGACTCTTCTTCGGTAGTCATGGTTCCAGTAATTAATCGGTGATGTGATAGTCGGGAGCGCATAGCATCGTAACGAGATGCTTGCTCTGTGTTACTCATTTCAAAAGATTGAAACATAACGCTGTGTCCAGCATTGTGAATGTTAATCCCCATCTGCAGACATAGTGTTGACTTTCCAGTCTTAGGTAACGCTGCTACAACTATGAATTGCCCATTCTGTAAACCGCTAATGGTCGCATCAATAGTTGGGAATCCAGTCCTATAACCCAACATTCCATCTGGGGTATTTTTGCGGTGAAGGTATTCATCAAAACGTTTTTCTGGGTCGTCAATCAAATCAATATCTCTGCTGACTGAGTAGCCGTCTTCATCTAACTTTACAAGACCGCCTTGTAGGGCAAGAAGAGCAGCTTCATGGTCTTCTTCATTTTCAAGGATATTAATTGCACTACCAAGCATTTTGATAGTTGCTTCTTTACGGCGTGCTGCTGCAAGCCAGTCAAGTAAGTACTCAATTGAATCCTCTACGGCAGATAACTCAAAGGTTGGAAAGTTATCTTTAATGGCCTGTTCACTTGGGCACTCGCTGTACTCAGCAAAGTGAGTTCTAATGTACATAAACAATCTACGGTCTGATTCGTTAGAAAACCAAGAGTCGTTTACTCCACGAAGAAACAGTGGTGCTAGGTCTCTATTGGAAACTGCTTTGTGTAATAAGCGTAATTCGTTATTCACGTGCACCCCCAAAAAAATCTACAAAGGCCATACCCCAGTGTCCGTACCTTAGCATTCGATTAGGTAAATCAACCACACCTGCAACTTCTGGACGATAAGGAAGTTCGGCAACAACATGTTCAATGGATTCATAGGCTGTGTAATACCTAAACGGGTTTGTACCGATACGGTCTAAGTATTCAAACAGTTGTTCTAAATCTTCAGAAGACATATCAGTGCCGATAAGCTCCAAGGTCTCACCTACGCGAGTAGTGTGTAGGTAGAAACGACTAAGCAAAGCGTTATCGTAAGAAATGTTTTTCTTAACTACAGGTATAAACCCTAAAACTTTTTTTATTTCAGGAGTTTCTAACCTCACTAAATCTGCATGCACTAAGTAACGTTTTGGTAACGCGTTACTTATATCCCCTTTTTGCATGTTTTAAAAAACCTCTATTTTCCCATACTTAATAATAAAATCTCTAAAAGCTATGTGTGAATACTTAGCTGCTTCAGCATCATCGGGTGTTGCTCGATTGGAAATTTCCAATGGATAAGTTCCACCGTTTTCTTCAATTCGTGTAAGAACGAACTTAACATGTTTACATGTTCGTCTACTACTAAATCCTGGGCAGTTGCAGAATAAGTTGTCGCTTTCATCCACGCTAACTTCAAAAACTCCAGGGCCAGGTGTGGTGTTCTTACTTAAGAACACTTGGAGGAGCTTTGCCTTGCTGGTCATGTTCTTAATCTTAAATCACCTCTCACTGTTTTAACGGGGATAGTCGAAAAAGCTTCCTTTAAAAAAGAACGTGTCGCGGGACCATACATGTCTTCCCAGTCATCTGGGACTAAGTTAGTCGTGACAATAGTTGGAAAACCGTTTGTGTGGCGGTTTCGAATTATGTCGTGTAGGACGTTAACCTGCCAACCGCTCAGGCTTTTATGCTCCTTACCAACGTCGTCTACAACCAAAACTCTGATGTTATAAGCATCATCTTTGCATTCACCCATAATGCCTTGAAAAAGCTTAATGTCAGACTCTGTAACATCCCCGCCAATAACACTGCCCTTGAGGTCAAGAATCTTGTTATAAGAAGCAAAATAACATGGGCGTACTAGAACTGTGTCTTTGACATCAAACTCCTCTAAAGAAAAAGTTGTAATCATCTCTTGAAGAATGGATGAGGCAAGGGTTGTTTTACCAAATCCTGGCATACCAGTCATAAGCAAACCTTTACCGCAAGTTTTAAGGCCGTAGGCGCGAATAATTCTTTTAGACTTTACGTGGGACATCCACCCCCGTAGGGAAGTAACAACATCAGATTCAATGTCGGAACAATCCTTAAGTAGCCAACCGACTGAATTGATTGGGACACCAGAAACTTTTAACCAAGTTCGTCGACGTATTTTCAACTCTTCTGGTTTATACATCGGTTAGCCCCTCCATAAGTTCAGCCATGTCGGCTGCTCCCTCTTCTTCCAGCGACTGTAACTTAGCACTACTTGGCATGGAATAGCGTGCATGCTCTAAAAGAGAACCAAAAGATTTTATATAAAACTTCCATATCTGCTCTGGGTCTTTCATGGTCTGCACAACTGGTGAAGCCAAAAATATCTCAGTCATACGCTTTTCGATAGCTCCCTTAGTTCCATGCTTTTTGCGAGCAGCTGCTAAGGCGGGTATGAATCTACTTTTGCCAGGTCGCCAAGGTAAGACATCCCACCGCGCATGAAGCTGATTAGCAAACTCATAAGCTGAATCGGAATGCGACCATGTGTCGGGGTTGGCGTGGTCCCTATCGCGTATTGCAAGCTTCTCCTCATGAGCTTCTTGCTTCTGCTCGTTGTAAGCTTCTTGGGCGCGAGCCATTGCTTTAACGCGTTCGCGTTCCTGCTCTTCAAAATAATCTCGGTCTTCTGGTCTCACAGGTTCTTTCCACGCTTCCATAGGAGTTGAAATTTTTTTATAGGTTTCTTCATCAGAATTTTTTTCTGATGAATTAGTTAAGCTTTTAGCTGTATTAGCTATATATCTATATTGGCTATACTGGCTAAGTAGCTCACATAGACGACGGATTTCCAGGGACGGGTTTTCAGGGACTAGGAATCCGCTGTAACTAACAAAACTGTCTTCAATTTTAGCTTTTTTAGTTTCAATTAGTCCAACATCTTTTAACTCATTAATTGCTGTCTGTAGGGCATCACGCCCCTCTGCAAACACTAATTGCAATTCAACAGCAGACATGACTCTGCCAGCAATTACCATCTGCAGGTAAATTCCTTGCGCTCTTGCTGATATCACTTCTTGTCGTTATCCATCAAAGCGCGGAACTCCGCAAAGAACCCACGAGCCATAATCTTGCCTATGGTTTCAAAGGCAAAATACATCTCCTCGAGGTCTTCTTGCTCATCAAGGTCATCGTCTTCTTCATCCTCAGAATCGTCTTCTTCGGCCTCTACAGCCTCTTCAGGTTCTTCTTGAGCCTTGGGCACAATCTGTTCCTGTACTGGCGGCTGAGGGGTCGTTACGGGCTTTAAACCCGCAGCTGGGGCGATGTCGTACAGGCCGTTTGTTAGGTCATAACAACTGATGCCCTTGGACGAGAATGTGCTGAGTGCATCGAAGCATGACTGGTCTTCGTCATCCCACAATAGGAAGCCATAAGCCAGAGATTCGCCTTTGACGAGTTTTGAGGCTTCCTTGTAGGGAGTCTCTGACTCATAGAGTGTTGCTGTCTGTACTGCCATCGTAGAGGCGTCCTTGCGTGTGTAAACCACACAACTTATGCCTTGGTCTTTGGCGTAGTGAGATGCCCATATTTGACCCTCAGACGGTTTGTTGTCATACACAAGGACAATGATGGGTTCATTTTTTCTTTGGCGCAAAAGGACTACGTAGTCGTTCAAAAGCGCCTCAACATTGTTTCTGCTGGTTTTGCCATTTCCTGCAACTAGCAGATAAGTCGGTTCAGCCACGGCTGACTCCTCTCATAGAAGGGAGGGTCAGACTACACCTGATTACTTCTGTGGTCTAGCGGGTATCTGTAGTGTCCGAGTAAAAGTAGATAACTTGTCGGCTGCTAGGGCCAACAAAGGTCCCAAAAAAGAGCTGGACACCGCCGTCAAGATGTATCTTGAAATATCAAGATGACCGAAAAGATAACAACCTAGGACAGAACAGGCAATTGCGACAAAAGCTTTAAAAATACCTAAACTGATTAAGCGGTCAAAAACGGCAATAAAAAACGCCGTAAAACAAGAAACAAGAAATAGCGCATCCATAACTACATACTACGGCTGTGCGTAATAAGTTGCAAACGTTGAACCTAAAGGCAAATATCCTGGAAGGGTGTCTTTTAATCTATAGTAGATAGCTCCCCTATTTCTGTAATAATGGCTTCTACTTTGATTGGCGGTACCTTCCCAAACCAAATCAGCACTATCTGCGTAACCAAAATTTCCGTCAAAATAATCAAGAGTAAAAGCAGAACGTTCAAAGAGTAATGAATCCATGAGAATTCCATACCCAGCAGCAGTTGGTGCTGGCCAGTAAATTTCTACTACAGCGTAAGCGCTGGATGTTGGAGCCGTTGAAGTTACGTGAAACCTAGTAAATCCATCAGCATTTAAATTAAGTGTATTTAAAGAAGAAAAATCTTCTTGTAAAACGTTATAGGTGCTGTCATACCACTTTATGCCAAGATAAATTTGTTGTTTGATTGTTGGACTACCGTCACCAGACATTACAAAATAACCACTAAATGTGTAAGAATTACCTTCAAGTATTGAAATGTAATCTACGGTGGATGCTGCTGATAAAACCGTAACAGCGGATGTTCCAGAAGAGTAAACTTCACCAGCACCAGCAGACGTTGGCACATTATAAGTAGTTGATGGGGTGTACTCATCAGCAGCTAAACTTAAAGTACCACCAGTTGCAGTCCATGGTACAAGAGTTGTGTATTCAAAATTAGGATTTTGAAGAAGGTTAACCCTGTCGGCCCTAACAAAAATTTGAATATCCCTAGCTTCTTGATACCAAGAAGACGTAGAAGATTTTTCAAATTGAACCGCATCTATATAATGAACTTCGTTTAACAAAGCTGAGGCAATAGTAATTTTAGGAACAGCAAAAACGGCTCCAGAAGGAGCAGTTTTTCCATTTACGGATAATTTTGTCCACCCAGTGTTTGTAGAAGAAAGGGTTCCAGTTGCACTTGTATTAATTAATGTTCCTTTATAGTTGTACCAATCGATACTTCCAGTAAAAGTCCTTGCGGTTGAAGCAGAACGGATTTGAAAACTTAAACTATATGTTTGGCCGTATTTTACTGGAATACCTTTAGTCACTGGGTCACTTGAACCGCAAACAAGAGTAATAGTTCCCGCGTTTGAGCATACAACTTTTCCAAACCCAAGAGTTTTATTAAAACTGCTATACGGATTAGAATTTTCCACATAAGGTTCAATAATTAATGGGTAAATGTAGCCACCAAGCCCGTTGTTGGTTCCTAAATTTGACGAACCAGTAATCACTACTTGTTTACCACTAACAACTACACCACTTGTGTAGTTTGCGTCAATTCCATTACTACCTAAAATTCTTACTTGAGAACCCGAAGTAAAATTCGGGGCAAAGTTTAAATTTAACGTTATAACAGTTCCACTAGTTGACCAAGAATAAATTGAAGATGCTGCGTTAGCAGTTATTGCCGCATTGGTGGCTGTCCAAAAACCAATAGTTTCTTCAAAAGAAGAGTTGTTATAATCAAGCATTAAATTTTTTCCCTGATAAATATCAGCTTCTAAACCAGTAAAAGCATTAATAAAATCAGTTAGCCCAAGTTTTGAACCTTTTGTTTGATAAATATTTAAAGAATTTGCCAATAAAGCACGCATTCTTTTAAAACCAAGTTCTGATTCATACGTAAATCCAAATTGTTGCAGAGCTGAAGGAATTAATTGCCCAGCCAATTTTGTCATATCGTACCGATTGCTAATTAAAGTGGTGTAGGTTTTCATTAAATCGTAGTAAAAACCAAAAATTGCAAGAAAACTTCTAAGGGTTGAGTTTTCTTGTTGTTCAATTGGCTGACCATAATCGTCAACTTTATAAATATCTGGCAAAGCATCGTACAGTTTTGGTTGCGTTCCATAATCTTTGACGGAAATACCAGCCGCATTTCCAGCCCTAACCCATTGAGTGTTTAAACCCGCAACAGGAGTAACTCCAGAAGTTAAATTTGCCGTGCCTGTAGTTGAATTTAATACCGTAAAAGTAGTTGCAGACGGTGTTGAAAATACAGAAACACCAGAAACGTTAAAAGCAATTGTTGCAAAACCAGTAACACCAATTGTTGTTCCCACGGAAAATCCATGGTTGGTAGCAGTTGTATACGTAATTACTGTTCCATTACCAACAGCAGACGAGGTGGTTTTAGTGTTTGTCAAAGTTTTTACAAAAATAGAGTAATAATAAAAAGCTTCTTGTTCAAGTTGGTTTGAAAGAACAAATCCCGAAGTTCCAGAAAGTGTTGTTTGAGAGCCAGACAATACTATTGAAATAGTGTTGTCTACAACACTATTTATAGTGTAGGACCCATCAACCGCAGTTCCACCGTATACGGTAATAGTAGAACCAGCTGCTATATTAAAACTATCATCAATTGTAATTGTAAGAAGGTTAGAGTTTCTAGACCAAGAAATAATGTTTCTAGTTCGAGCGTGCTCAATTGTGTCCGTTAAACGCGGGCTTACTGGAGGTGTTATTCCAGTTGGGTCGTAATATTCAACAGAAATAGAGCTCGCTAGAGATGTACCAGAAGCGGTATCAAGTAAAACAAGACCATCATCTGCGGTTTCTGGAAACCCGTAACTGTTTCTTAATAAACGAAAACCAGTCCATTTTCCAGTTGGGTTTGCCCAAGTTACGTGAATTTTTCCATAATCAACTGGTGTTGCCTTAAAAGGGGATGCGTCATAGTCGGCTAGGGATACGTTTCCGTAATAACCTCTGCCGTAGTAATCAACGCCATAACGAGCCACTTATTAAATCCTAACTTAAAATCCGCCGAGTATGTCTAATTTATAAAGATTTTCAACTTTTAACGATAATGCACTTAAGTTTGATGTAGAAGCAGCACCCTGTGCATTTGTGTATGCAATAGCTGCTAGATTTTCTACGTTTGTAATTCTATCGCTAACATTTGAAAACGTTGATTGCCCAGCATAAACTTTTGTTGCAATGTCGGGTGTTGAAGAACCACTACCATCATAAGTTCTTCCACCCGAAGCAAAAGACCCAGAAATATACGGAGTTACTCCAATCGTACTTTCAATAGCTACAACTTCAGCTTGAATTAAATTAGGGTGAGAGGCATCAATAATTTCAGTAATATTTTGATGCGAGGTAAACGTTGAGATAATACTAGTAGGAAAATATGCCATAACCTGTCCTTAATTAAAGGATTCCACCAGAAGGTGAAACCGTAACTGTTCCAACGGTTGGAACTTCTGCGCTAGTAAGTGTTACGTCTATTACCCCAGAACTTCCAGCTCTGTTTAGTTTTGTAATTGTGTAAGAGGCTACGCCGTCAACTTGCGATATTGCAAGACGGACATCATCAGCTTTAATAGAATAGCCAAAATCAACGTTTGCAAACAACAATAAATTATTTACCGCAGAAGTTACTGCAGTTACAACAGTACTTTGTCTACGATTTGCGGCAACAACAACACTAAATGAAATATCTACAGATACGTAGGTAGCTGGAATTGGTGTAATAGTTACATTTGGCGCAGTTACATCAGCAAAATCTGCTGCTACGTCAATAATTACTTGGTCAAAATTTGCCGTGTAACCAGAAGTTCTTGCAACATCAAAACCTGGGTCACCTTCAAGAGCACAATACAAAACTATACTTGTATAAATGTTAGAGACAGCTTTGGCTTTATTAACACCAGATATATTTGTAACAGCGTAGTCCTGATAATCTTTAAGGGATACTACACGGTTTAAAGTAGAGATTTTTTTAGGGGCATTAATACGGATTGAGTCGGTAGATTCTTGGTCGGCACCACCAAATGCATCCGCATTCTGAGAAACAGATATTCCAGATTCGTTAAGATTTAAAATCTTTTTAATTGAGCCGTTTGCCACATTACCAGCTGTACCACTTCCTACGCGATAAGAGAATACAATTTCAGCATTGATTGGGGGAATTCGACCACTTGTGTTATCACCAAATACAACGTAACTTGAACCGTAAGAATCATAAACTGTTGAAAACACAGGGTCGTCCGCAGCAGCATCAATAATATTTACAATATAGTTGTACGGTGTTCCATCAACCGTAACCGTAACACTCTGGTCAACTACTGGTGATTTTAACAATAAATATTTTTGATTTGCCAAACCGTCAGATACTTGAGCTGGGTCCGAGTTAACAGTTTCACCCTCGGTTGCGGTTGTTACTACCGTTCCAGGAACCAACGGGTTTAGAGAAGTAGCTGCTGGAACCAAAACGTCCACGTCGGTTTCAAAAACAATTTGTTGATTTTCGGAATTAACAACAGTTGTTGTTGCCACTTGAGTACCAGCGGGTACGGTTACAATAGAAGAAGTAGAGTTACTTAATGTAATAGATACACTTGCTGCCCTAGAGTTTGCGGGTGAGTAGCTAAGCAAATTAGCAATCTGAAGAACAGATTTGCGTTGACTCGCGGTAGTTAAAAAAGACTCATTAGCTGCTCTATCAATATAAAAATTAAGTTGGTCTCCCATATAAGCAAAAAGCTCTAAAAGAGTAATACCAAAATCTGCTGGGTCGCGATTTGTCCATTCAGGGAGATAGTATGGAATTAACGCTTTAAGCTCATCGGAAATAGAAGCGTAATCACGGGTGGTGTAATCCACTTGTGGGACATAGTTACTTGATGCCACTTTTAGCCTCCTTGAAGAATCTCGCCATAGCGGTTTACCCTGGCAGTTGTTTGAGTCACGGTTGTAGTTTCGGTTTGCCCGTTAGGTAAAGTATAGTCAACTTGGACTACTAATCCTCCGTTTATTGTGTCCGCAACCGCAATAACGGTGTTTAATTTTAACGATGGTAGCCACCTTGTAAATGCTGCAGAAGCAGCTTTTTCCGCAATTCTGGTTTGACCAAAATCGTTTTCATAAATTAAGTCAGACAACCGTGAGCCAAAATCTGGCCTCATAACCCTTTCTGATAAATTTGTTAGAAGAACACAACGAACCCTATCCTCCCAAATAACAGAGTCATCCCCCGTATGAGCCATAGTTCCAGAGCTGTCAATTGCAAAAGGAAAAGCTATAGCTTTACCTTGCTCCCCAGTTGCTGCTGTTGCCATTAGTAAACCCCCATCCATACTGGAAAATTAATATCGCCTTGCTCAAACATAATCCAAACAACCTGTCCAATGTCAGGAACTTTGCGGTGGTACGTATGCTCAGGGCTATTGGTATTGGTATCCAAAGGGTCTGGGCTTGTCTCGTGTTTGTGAGTAAGAGTGCCCGTTGCCCCAGCGTGAGCAAGGTTAACCGTTACGGTGTGGGAATGCGCGCTAGAGCCAGTACCCCCATCGTTGACCGAACTGCTTGTAATAGTAGCCGAATGATTACTTAATAAAGCGGCAACTTGAGCAGCAGTGTGTGCTAAATGGTCTGGGTGGTCGGCGTTGGTAACAACAGGCATACACCCAGGAATCCAATCTGTGACCCTATCGTCGCCAAATAGAGCTGGAATACTTACCTGAATTCGATTTTGCAAAAGTGGGTCAAAGTTTGCTTTACACAGACCCCTATATAGACCACCGTATTTATCGGACACCCGTACTCCTTAACTTAGCTACAGCTGCTGGAGAAGCGTTGTTTTTTACTGGAACTGTTCGCAAATTGCCGCCAGTCCCTACCCATTTAGCTGAAGAACCTTTTGTAGTAACAGTAATTTTTGGTTGGGTTCTATTGTAGGTTTTACCAAAACCATTAGAAGTAGCATTATTATTTTTAGGTGCGTTGTTTTTAACAAGGGTGGCTTTAGTGGGTTTTGTAGTTGCTGGCTTGGTGGCGTTAATTATTCGTACAGGGGTAGCGGCTGGTTTTTCTAAACCTTGAGCTGCGCGACCCAAAGAATCGGTTCCAAGAACAAGCTCTGTTGTAAACATGCTTTGTTTAACAACATGTTTTACTTCTAAAACCGTCCAAAAACCAGAGTAATCCGAACCAAGACCGTCGACATACACAGGCATATCAGGTTTTAATCGCGCATCTCCCATGACAACAGCTTCCCCGCGGTACGGGTACTGAGCTTTTGCGTCATGAGCCAAAGCTTGATACTTAGCAGCATTTGAGTTTGGTATTACTTGGTCAGCAGAAAATCTATCAACAAACTCAGTTTGTGCATTTTTTCTAGTTGTTGTAGGTCTATTTTGATTTGTTTGAACTACGGAATTATTATTTTTTAAATCCACCCCAGCTACTGCAGTAGCAGCTTTCATCGTATTATCGTGTTCAATACTTTCACCAATTATTGGAGTAAAACTATACAAATTAAACCCATCAGGGTCATTAGCGGCTCGCATTACAAAATAAGGCGCATTTTGTTTTTTGTCGGAAAAGTCTTTGCCAATAGGGTCAAAAAATAAAGAAGTACCTTCAGCCCTTAAAGTATGACCTATTTCAAGAGCAAGTTTTTTAATAAACTCCCAGTCAGTTAAACCAGCTTGCATAATATGGTCGTACACCCGTCCGTGAGGCGTAGCGTGGTATGAAAAATTATGTTTTTTACATATTTCAGTAAATACTTGGTCAGCAGTAACTTGCTTCCATACTTTTTGTGACGCTTGTTTCATTGTTACAGTTGCCCCAAGGGCAATAACTTCTATAAAATGTTTTCCAGGCGAAATGTCAACATTTACTTTGTGTATATATCCAACAAACTCGTTTTTACCGTATTCAGATTTAAATTCGGCTCGCACAGGTGAACCCGCTTTAATTTGAGAGTAATCTACACTCCAATGTTCTAAATACATGCTTAAATGCTCATGTGAATATCGCGACATGGTGTGTTCTGTCCTATAAGAAAACAAAGTTTTAATTTCAGACGTAGGAAGAGTAATACTTATAAAATCATACATTTGGTATTACCAAAACCGTGCCTGGGCGAATATTTTGAAAATCTGGAAGTGCTGGGTTTGCTTCTAGTATTACCCACCATAGTGCTGGTTTATTATAATAATTTTGAGCAAGTTGGTCTAGTCGCTCACCTTGAACGTATATGTGTTTATTGTAAGTTATGGTTCCACCATCACCAAAAGAATAAAAAACGACAGGTTTGTTGTCTCCTTCGGCTTCAAGTTGAAGGTACTCAATATCAGAATAAAAATAACGTGATTTTGCAGTAATAGTCATTTTATCTCCTAAAGCGGTTTCGTTGAAGCGACGCGGGCTGATGCCATCAATACAAACTGTAAAGAAACGTTACTTCTAATTGGTGTCATTGCTTCCGTAAACATGGTGTGTTCAATACCAAGACTATTGAGGTAACCAAGATATCTATTTGGACCAATTTCAACCTCGACCAAGGTCATCATTAAAAAACCAATGTCTGAAGTTGCTTGGTCCAAACGAACCCATTTATCCCCGTTGCAAGTTTTATATATGTATTCAATATCCGCCAAAGTGCCGCGTTTCATCAAATCTAATATTTTTGCTTCTTTATTTTTTATGTCCCCACCAACATAAAACTGTTGAAATTTATCTACAGCTTCTTTTGCTGCAGTTGCAGCAACTATGTTTGCCGTATTTGCGGTATCAAGCCAAGAGGTTGGAGGTTTGCCCGCGGGCAAACTACTTATTGAAGGCATAAGTGGCGTAGCGCCAAAACAAGCAAAATCATTGACCCTGTCTACAACAATATTAAATGACATGTTTTGACCGCTTGGAAATACGGGCAAAGCCGTTCCCCAATATTGAGGAGTATTTGGGGTTACATCTGGATTAATTTGAACATTAGATGACCAAGTTTCTGGGTTCCATAAAAATTGAAAACCAAATTTTGATTTTACTGAATCTTCAAAACCTTTACCTTTTACAGCTTTTTCTGCCCCCTCTTGAACTTTTCCCGTCTTATCAGTAAAAGATTGCGTACTACCAAGCCATGTCCAAAAACGACCTCTTCTATCGTCATCAGTACGTGATGAATCGTTAACTTCAGCTTCTCTAAGTACTTTACCCGCGGAGTTTTCGTATGTCATTACATTAATTGGTTTTGTTGGGAGGCTCCATTTATGTGGGGGAAGGTTTGACTCAACATCTTTCCACAACACGTACCCAGGGTTGGTTGAGTCTGCAGTAGTGATGGTAGTTTGTGTAGTTGTAGTGGAAGTTGATGTTGGAGACAAAGAAACATTTGTTTTATAGATAAGATTAAGTTTTTTAATCTCATAAACTCTATTTTCTTC